GCAGCTGGTCATGGCTCTCCTTGTACTGCAACTCTTGCTGCTGGTAATACACCACCGACTACTCCTCCTCAAGGAAATGACGGAGGTTTTTTTTCAAATCCACCAGTTAATTTTAGAGCTGGTGCCGGTGGTGGAGGCGCAACAGCTGCAGGAACTGCTGCAAGTCCTCCTTCAGGTGCAGGTGGTAGTCAAGCTGGTATTGCAGGTCCTGGAGGTGCGGGTGCAACAAGTTCAATTAATGGAACACCAACAGCTAGAGCTGGTGGAGGTGGTGGAGGTTCAACAAGTACTTCAAGTGGAGTTTCATCACAAACAGGTGGCACTGGTGGAACTGGCGGAGGTGGAGCAGGTATGCCTTACAGTGCCTGTGCTTCGGCAACTGCTGGTACAACAAACACTGGTGGTGGTGGAGGTGGTGGAACAGGTCCTTTTACACCAGGAACTCCGAGTGTTGGTGGAGGTGCAAATGGTGGTAGCGGAGTTGTAATAATAAGGTATAAGTTTCAATAGGTAAATTATGACAAGTACAATTAAAGTAGATAACATACAAAAAGTTTCAGACGCCTCTAATATAATTAAGAAGTGTAGTGCAACAACAACGGTCGGGTCAGGAGCTGGTAATACAGTTGTTGTTTGTGGTTCAACAGTTACAATCGGTAGATGTGGTGGTACTGTAGCTCTTGCATCAGGTGCTTCTCAAACAGGTTTTGGTAGAGAGGGTTCAGTTAATTGGCAAACAGGTTCAATTAAAACATCAACCTTTACAGCAGCTAGTGGTGAAGGTTATTTTATAAATTCAGGAAGCGCTATTACAGCAAACTTACCAGCGGGATCAGCAGGGGCAATCGTTGCTTTTTCTGATTATGCAAGAAATTTTAACACACATAATTTTACAATATCACCAAATGGATCTGAAAAAATTGGTGGAATAGCTGCAGATTTAATATTAGACGTGAATGGTCAAGCAATCACTTTAGTTTATGTTGACTCAACAAAAGGTTGGGTTAATGTTCAAAATGCTGAAGATACAGAAACAGGACAGGTGCAGTTTATATCTGCAACAGGAGGAACTATTAGTTGTACTCCTACTTGTAAAATACATACATTTACAGGCCCTGGAACTTTTTGTGTGTCTGCAGTTTCAACAGTTGACACTAATAGAAATAAAGTGGCTTATATGGTAGTTGCTGGAGGTGGTGGAGGGTCAAGTGATATTGGTGGCGGTGGTGGAGCAGGAGGATTTAGAGAAGGAAGAAACAATCCTATAACACCATATACAGCCAGCCCTTTAGCTGCATCATGTTCTGCGTTAACAGTAACAGCATCGGCTTTTCCTATCACAGTTGGTGCTGGTGGAGTAGGTAAAACACCAGCTCCCGTAGCCGGAACAAGAGGTGGTGATTCAATTTTTTCATCAATTACTTCAGCAGGTGGTGGCACAAATGAAGGAAGTTTACAACCTGGAGGTTCAGGATCAGGTAAAGGACACAGAGGAGGATGTGGAGGATGTGGTAATACACCCTCAGTATCTCCTCCTCAAGGACAGAATGGAGGAGCTGCTCCCAACCCTGCTGGCTATGCTGGATCTGGTGGTGGAGGAGCAAGTGGAACAGGTGGCAGCACTTCTGGTGGATATCCATCAACAGGTGGACCTGGTGGAGCTGGAGTTACAACAGAAATTACAAATTCACCTGTGGCATACGCTGGTGGTGGAGGTGGTGGAGGATTTTTAAGTGGAGGAACTGCATCTGGAGGAACAGGTGGCGGTGGTACCGGAGGAACCGGATCACCTGGAAGTACAGCAGCAACTTCAGGCACAGCCAACACAGGTGGTGGAGGTGGAGGTGGGGCTTACAGTCCCCCTGGCGCAGCACCATTAGATGGTGGCGCTGGTGGTTCAGGTATAGTAGTAATAAGGTATAAAAAAGCATAATTATGAGTGAAATAAAAGTAAATAAAATTAGTCCAAGATCAGGAACAACAGTCACATTAGGAGATAGTGGAGATACATTTACTATTCCTGCTGGTGCAACAATTAATAACCAAGGTACAGCAACAAACTTTGGTGCAACAGGTTCAGCTTCTTGGACAACAACAGTTAAAACAGGAGATTTTACAGCAGTCGCTGGAGAGGGATATTTTGTAGACACATCAAGTGGTGAAATCGATGTTGCATTACCAGCTGGAACAGCGGGAGCGGTGGTTGCTGTTGCAGACTATGCTAAAAATTTTGGTACAAATAATTGTATTTTAGTTCAAAATGGTTCAGATAAAATTGGTGGTTCAACCGCTAATGCGATACTCAGCACAGATGGATTAGCTATTACATTAATTTTTATAGACTCTACAAAAGGTTGGATTGTAACTGATGATGGTCAAGCAACTAGTGCTGACACTAATCCATTTATGGAAGCAACTGGAGGAACTATCACAACATCTGGTAATGATAAAATTCATACGTTTACAGGACCCGGCATATTTAGTGTAAGTGCACTAGCTACTTGTTCAACAAATAATCAAGTTTCTTATATGGTAGTTGCTGGTGGTGGTAGTGGTGGAGCAGCTCACGGTGCTGGAGGAGGTGCAGGAGGATTTAGAGAAGACAAATCTCCAGCTACTCCTTATACAGCATCACCTTTAGAAGGTGCTGGAGCCATAACAGTTACAGCAACAGATTTCCCAATTACAATAGGAGCTGGAGGAGCAGCCACACCTTCTGGCACAGGCACAGGTAATCCAGGTTCAGTTTCAACTTTTTCAACAATTACATCAGCCGGTGGAGGCGGTGGAGGTGGAGAATCTCCTAGTCCGTCCTCAAACAGATCAGGAGCACCCGGTGGTTCTGGAGGAGGTAGAGGTGCGGATGGACCCGCAACTGGAATAGGATCAGGAAATACACCTCCCGTAAGTCCGCCTCAAGGTAATAATGGTGGAGATAATAATCACAACCCTCCCGCTTATGGTTCAGGTGGTGGTGGCGGAGCAACCGCTGTTGGATCTAATGGAGATACTACTTCAGGTGGTAATGGAGGTGCAGGAGCAACAACAAGTATTAATGGTTCACCCACAGCTTTTGCTGGTGGTGGAGGAGGATCTGCATATGGAGGCCCTAATCCAGCTGGAACAGGTGGAACTGGTGGTGGAGGAAATGGAACAAGACAAAATAATTCAGCTGGAACCGCAGGTACAGCTAATACTGGTGGTGGTGGTGGAGGTGGTGAAAGAAATGTACCTGACACATCTGGATTCGCAGGGGGTTCAGGAATTGTCATTATTAGGTATAAATTTCAATAGTTGAATGGTAATTAAAACTAATATATAAGGAGAAACATTATGGCACATTTTGCAAAACTAGGAGTAAATGGAAAAGTTATCCAAGTGTTAACTATGGATAATGATAAGATGTTAAACGCTGATGGTGTTGAGGACGAATCATTAGGTCAACAGTGGTTAGAGAGACACAACAACTGGCCTGCACAGATGTGGATTCAAACTTCATACAATACATCACACAATACACATAAATTAGGTGGCACACCTTTTAGAGGAAACTATGCAGGTATTGGTTATACTTGGGATGAAGATACTAATGTATTTTGGCCTAAACAACCTTACGCATCCTGGGTTAAAGACACTGCAACTGCAACTTGGAAATCACCGATCGGTGATGCCCCTGCATTAACTGCAGAACAAACTTCACAAAACGAAGCTGGTACACACGCTTGGCATTACGTCTGGAATGAAGATGGCCAGTCTTGGGACTTGACAGATCGATTAGCATAAATTACAAAGGTATGTGGTATGCAAAAGAAAGTATTATCTGAAATAGCATTATATTATGGTGATGTGGCAATGCCCAAAGATTGGGATATTGACCGAGATAAATTACAAAACGACATTTTAAAATCACAAGTTACAGACTCACCTTTTCCATTCTCACGAGCACTCGATATGTTAAACACTTATATGAGAGATCATATAAATTTAAATTATGGATTTACTTTAATTAATAAAGAAACGTGGGGCAATATGTATAAGCCTCAAGAGACTACAATCCCTTTATTAAATATAGATCCTGTTGATTTACGTAATTCACCAGATTATACATTTCTTTATGGTGTAAATGTAAAAAATTGCATGGTTAGAATATATTATGAAGATAATAGACGAAAAGGTAGAAGTTGGGATATATCATTAGAAAATAATAAATTTATTATGTTTCCATCAACTAATATGTATTACATAACTAATAACCAACAGGATAGTTTAAATTTTGTACAAACGATAACTTATGAATATATCTAATCATTATTGGTATTTTAGTGGTGTTCTTACATCTAGATTTTGTGATGATGTAATAGCATACGCTAATCAACAAAAAGAAGTTATGGCTAGAACTGGTGGTTATGGTGATAGAAAATTAAATAAACAAGAAGTATTAGATTTAAAAAGAAAAAGAAACTCTGATTTAGTTTGGTTGGATGATACTTGGATATATAAAGAATTACATCCATACGTGCATGAAGCAAACAAAAATGCGGGTTGGAATTTTGATTGGGAAAGAAGTGAATCTTGCCAATTTACAAAATATAAATTAAACCAATACTATAATTGGCATTGTGATAGTTGGGATAAACCTTATGATCGT